TCAATATCAGAAGGAGAAATTGAAGGTTCTGCAACTGCTTCAAAGGAAGGTATAACAGATCGCTCTTCAACTGCCTATGTTAACGCGTATTTGAAGGACGTCTTTCTTAACGACACCCCTGTTTTAAAAGCAACAGCATCTTCAACAAATCCACAAGATATTGATTTTAATTTTCAAAATGTTACTTTTACACCGCGTTTCGGAACTGCAAATCAGACAAAAGTAGATGGTATTGAAAGTTCTTCTTCAATAACACCTGTCGGCGTAACAGTTACAGCGTCAGCCCCAGTTACAAGACAGATTACAAATACAAATGTTGATCGCGTAAAAGTTACTGTTAGTTTTCCGCAGATACAAAAAGCGACAACAGAAGGCGATCTTCTTGGTTCAACAGTTCAATTAAAAGTTGCTGTTCAATACAACTCAGGAGGTTTTACGGATGTTATTGAAGATACAATCACAGGCCGAACCGCTGACGCATATCAAAAGGACTATTCAGTAAAAATTACAGGTTCTTTTCCTGTTGATATAAGAGTAATTAGAGTTACGGCAGATTCGCCAGATTCTTCTCTAATAGATGCCTTTGAATTTTCTAGTTTTGCAGAAATAATTGACGATGCAAGTACTTATGCAAACTCAGCATATAACGCAATTAGGCTTGACTCTCAACAGTTCAGTTCTATCCCCCGCCGGAAATTTCGTATTCGCGGTATTAAAGTAAGGATTCCGGGCGCCGGCGCATCAAGTTCAGGAACGCCAACTGTTGATTCTGCA